TTACTTCTTTCCGTCCTTTTCTTTGCTGCGGCGAAGCTCAAGCTGGAGCATAGCAAGACGTTTTACATCGTCGAGTACATCGTCGTCTATTTCGGTTTCACCGAAAAGTGCGAATTTAAGGCGGGGGTCGGATACCCTTGCGGTATCGCCGCTCATAAGAAGTGTGTCTGTGTCTGTGCCGAAATATTCGGCTATTTTCAATAACGTGGCGAACGGCGGCTCACGCTTTCCTGTTTCGTAAAGGCTGTACGCCTGCTTGGTTACACCGAGATATTCGGCTACCTGCGCCTGCGACGCACCTTTTGCTTTACGAAGCTGTTTTATCCTTTCGGAAAATGCGCCCGAAACTGTGCCGGAGTTTTTGCTCATTTAAGGTTCATCCTTTCATATTGACATTCTGTTGTCTGAAATAATTATAACAACATTGTGTTGAATTGTCAATGAAAGAAACAAAGTGTTGTCAAATATTGTTGCAGTTCAACGAAAATGAAGAAATTACGCTACAAACAGTTGACAAATGATCCCGCGTGTGCTATCATTATGACAACGGAAAGTTGCAACAGCTTTCACGGTTATCATTTTTGATGCGTTTGATAATTCCTTTAAAGGCTATTATAGCGTATTTTGTGTACTAAAAAACGTACACGATTTCGAAAATGAAGAAAAAACCAGAAAAACGGAGGGGATATATGTACAGATGTTTAAGATGCGGAGGAACGTATGACAGCAATGAGTTGACACGGACGCTTCAGTACCGTGGAGAATATCAGGGGACGGCTGCATATGAAACCGAGAGGAGCTGTCCTGACTGCGGGTACGATGTTGAGTATTGCGGAGAGTGGAGCGACGACGTGTACGATTATGACGAACTGTTATAATCAAGGCGAAAACGGTCAGGAAGGGGGTGAATATACACGGAAAGAAGAAGGGGCATAGAAATCACGCAGGAAATTCTTGATAAAATCAGTCACTGTATCGAGCTTGGGTACAGCGATGTGCAGACAGCGGAATTGCTCGGCATACATCGCACAACGCTGAGAAACTGGAAGCTGACGCACGATGAAATAAGGAGATTATATCAAAGTGACGGACAAGACGGTGACGAGGAGAGAAAAAAGCAGGTCGAGGAGGCATTGCTGAAGCGTGCGATAGGATACACGCAGACGGAAATCACAAGGCAGGTCGGAAAGGACGGGAAGCTGGGTGTTGTCAAAACGGTTGAAAAGCAGGTGATGCCAAGCACAACGGCGCAAATCTTCTGGCTGAAGAACAGATGCGGTTATGAGTGGGACGGCGGCGTGGTTGACGATGAGGAAAACGAAGGAGGAGTTGTGGTGATACCCGAGGCGAGAACGGAGAATGAGGGTGAGTTTTGATGAGGGGTGAAGGGGTTTGGGAAGGGTGATGGGCGAGGTGGGCAGGTGGGGATGGCGATAGATTTACAGAAAAACGGGAGGTGTTGCTGAGATGAAAGATAATGATGTAAAAGGCGGAAGGAGGGTGGTATGGTCGCCGCAGGAAAGGCAGGCGGAGTTTATGCAAAGGGGAGAGTATGAGGCTTTGTACGGGGGTGCCGCCGGCGGAGGTAAGTCTGACGCACTTCTGGCGGAGGCGCTCAGGCAGGCGGATAAGGCTTGCTACAGGGGGATAATTTTCAGGAAAACGTATCCGCAGCTGACGGAGCTTGAGGACAGGTCGCAGACGCTTTATAAAGGTGCATATCCTGCGGCGAGGTACAACAAGACCAAGCACTGCTGGAGCTTTCCGTCCGGGGCTAAAATCTATTTCGGGGCGATGCAACATAAGAAAGACAGGCTTAACTATCAGGGCAAGCATTATGACTTTGTGGGGTTCGATGAACTGACGCAGTTTTCCTTTGACGAGTATAGTTATATGTTTTCGAGAAACAGGCCTGGCGGAAAAGGCACGAGGGTGTACATCAGAGCCACGGCGAATCCTGGCGGACCGGGTCATTCGTGGGTAAAGCAAAGGTTTATAACGGCAGGCGAGCCGATGAAACCGATAATAGAAGAACATAAGGTGAAAAAGCCCGACGGGGCGGAGATAATCATAAGAAAATCGAGAGTGTTCATCCCGGCGAGTGTATTTGACAATAAGGAGCTGTTGCGAAACGACCCGGAATATCTTGCGAGCCTGTCTATGCTTCCTACTGCCGAGAGAAAGGCACTTCTGTACGGGGACTGGGACAGCTTTACGGGGCAGGTTTTCACCGAATGGAGAGATGACCCGGAGCATTATTGCGACAGAAGATGGACGCACGTCATAGCGCCGTTTGAGATACCTCGCCACTGGGAGATAGTGAGGGGATTTGATTTCGGGTATACAAGGCCGTTCTCGGTTGGGTGGTATGCGGTGGATACTAAAGGGTGCATCTACAGGATAAGGGAATACTACGGCTGTACGGATAAGGCGAATGAGGGCATAAGGCTTGAGCCGTCGGTAATTGCCGAGAATATCAGAAAAATAGAGCGTGACGATCCTAATATAAGAGGGAGAAATGTGTACGGGGTCGCAGATCCTTCAATATTCGATAAAAGCCGTGGGGAAAGCGTCGCAGACCTTATGGCACGGTCGCCCAACTTTATAATCTGGTCGCCGGGGGATAACGCAAGAATATCGGGTAAGATGCAGTACCATAACAGGCTGGCGTTCAATAGTGACGGGGAGGCGATGTTCTATTGCTTCAACACCTGCAGAGAGTTTATCAGGACTATTCCTGCGCTTATGTATGACGAAAAGAACGTGGAGGATATTGACACAACGATGGAGGATCACATATATGACGAATGCAGGTATGTCCTTATGGAGCATCCTATTGCCGCACCGGTAAAGCGTGGTGAGGTTCCTGCAGGTGACGATCCTCTCGAACAGAGAAAGCCCGAAAGGGCGGAATCGTTCTATATGATGTGATTATGAAAGGAGAAATATGAAGAAAATCGGTAAGGAGCAGGTGCGTAAGGCAAGGCAGACGCTCGCAAAATATAAGCAGGGGAAGGCGGTACTCGACAAGAGAATCGTGTCAAACGAGCAGTGGTGGAAATTAAGGCACTGGGGCGAAATAGGCTATGACAAGGACGATACAAGGCCTATGCCGGCATCGGCGTGGCTGTTCAACTCGTTGGCAAATAAGCACGCAGACGCTATGGACAATATACCTGAGCCTGCGGTGCTTCCGAGAGAAAAAAGCGACGAGGAGGTCGCAAAGCAGTTATCGCTGATACTTCCTGCGATACTTGAACGCTGTGGCTACGAAAAGCTGTACAGCGACGGCTGGTGGTACAAACTCAAGAACGGCAGTATGTGTACGGCTGTTGTATGGGACCCTGACGCTGACGGCGGTATGGGGGATATAGCGATAAGAAACGCAGATATTCTGAATCTGTTCTGGGAGCCGGGCATAAAGGATATTGAGGAGAGCGCAAACCTTTTCTATGTGACGCTTGTTGACCGTGAACGGCTGAATCTGATGTATCCTGAACTTTTGGGGGAAGATACCGAAAGCGTTGCGGGCGGTACTGAAAACGTGGAAAAGTACAAAACGGAGGATAAGACGGACGACAGTGCGAAGGTCGAAGTCGTCGACTGGTACTACAAGAAAACGATAAACGGCAGGAAACAGCTCTGCTACTGTAAATTCTGCGGCGACAGGGTGATATATTCGAGCGAGGACGATGAAAGCTGTGCCGACGGATTCTATAAACACAGCCGTTATCCCTTTGTCATGGATACGCTGTTTGTGCAGGAGGGAACTCCGTGCGGATTCGGCTACATAGATGTTATGCGTGACGCACAGATGTATATAGATAAGCTGTCGCAGGTCGTTCTTGAGCATACGGTGATGATGAGCAGAAAAAGATATTTTATCCGACAGAACAGTGCGGTGAACGAAGCCGAATTTGCCGACATGAAAAATAGATTCGTTCACGTTGCGGGAAATCTCGGCGAAGAGGATATAAGGGAAATTAAGGCGGAGCCGCTGGACAGCTCGGTGATGAATGCACTGAGCTTCAAGATTGACGAACTGAAGGAAACGAGCGGAAACAGGGATTTTTCTCAGGGGTCGGTTTCAAACGGCGTTACGGCGGCAAGCGCCATTGCGGCTTTACAGGAGGCAGGAAGCAAGCTGTCGAGGGATATGATAAAGGGAACGTATTTTGCGTTTCAGCAGGTGTGCTATCTTATAATAGAACTGATAAGGCAGTTCTATGATACGCCGAGAAGCTTCAGGATAACCGGGGGATATGACGCTTTTGACAACTCAGCCATAAAGGAGCAGAGCAGGGAACTTTTCGGGGTGCAGCTTGGGACGAAGAAGCCTGTTTTTGATATAGTGTGTACGGCATCGAAGAAATCGCCGTTTTCCAAAGCTTCGCAGAATGAACTTGCAAAGCAGCTTTTTCAGCTTGGATTTTTCAATCCGGAAACGGCGGTGCAGGCACTGGGCTGTCTTGCGATGATGGACTTTGAGGGAAAAGAAGAAATTGAGCGTGTGATAAGGGATAACGCAGGAATGAACGAGGTGAAGATATGACAAGAGTAAGAATAGACAAGTCAGGTCTTGGCAGGGATATTTATATCACGGGACACTGTGCGAACGAAAACAGTGGGTCGACAGAGGCTACGCTTGTATGTGCGGCAATGACAACGCTTGCGCAGACGATAGCGCAGAATGTTTTTGACAGCGAGGACACGGGGGATACCGATATTATTGACGTTACGCTGAGAAGCGGTCAGGCGGTCATAAGCTATGTGACGGACGATGACGGGCTGAACACGGCGGTTGACGGGATATGCAAGGGATTTGATATGCTGGAGGAAAACTATCCGGAATATGTATCCTGCTACAGAAGTGAGAGGTAAATATGGAAGCGACAGAGAATGTGCAGGCGACAGATAACGGTATAGAAAACGCTGAAACAAGCGAAGAAGTAAAGGTACAAAAGAGTGATGAAAGCCTGAGCGAAAACAATAAACCTGATGAAGCCGAAAAAGAACAAAACGAGGATAAGGCGGAGCTTTTCAGGCAGGCGGTGCTTAAGTCAAAGCGTGAGAGGGCGGCAAGGGCAGAACGGATATTGGGCCTTGTGGCACAGTTTTGCGGAGCGGATAAATGCGACTATGACGGAATAGAAAATGCGGTATCCGAGAGGAACTTCGAGCGGTGCAGAAGAAACGATATGGAGTACAGGCTGGAGCGGTGGCAAAAGGAAAGCGAGGAGGTAAAGCAGACATATCCTCAGTTTGACCTTGCGAAAGAAATGAGTGACAGAAGATTCTTTTCGCTGTGCTATAAGGGCGTGGGGCTTGAGGAGGCTTATCTTATCGTGCATAAGGACGAACTTTTTACCGCCGCAATGGAATATGCGGCATCTGAACTTATGAGAAGCGGTGCGTTCTGTAAAAGCGGCAGAATGAAGGAGGGTGCGCTGTCACCTGCGGGAGAGGTTACGAAAAGCGAGAAAAGCCTGTCTAAAAATGAGCGGAAGGAGCTTATCAGACGGACGGAGAGAGGGGAAAGAGTGGTGCTTTAATCGTTTATGAATGATGAAGAAGGGGGTGAAATATGAATATTGCAACGGGAGGGCAGGCGGGAAATTAAAAAAGCCGCAGCCGCATGGGGAAAAGTTTTGCGGCAGGCAGAAACGATAAGAAAAACGATAAGAAAATAGAAAGATGACGGTATCAGCCGTCGGGAAAGGAAATCTATATGAAGATGAGAGAAGTTAAATTAAATCTGTTCGATGTACAGACAACAGGACAGGCAAGTCTGTCCGCCGAGATGAAAACGTTCTATGAGAACACGCTGATAGATATGGCGGAGCCTAAGCTGGTGCATGACCGCTTTGCAGACAAATATCCGATACCAAAGAATAACGGCAAGACGATAGAACTGAGAAAGTACAGCTCGCTTGCAAAGGCGACAACACCGCTTGTCGAGGGCGTTACACCTGCGGGAAACATGCTGTCGGTAACAGCTAAGACGGCAACGGTGAATCAGTACGGCGACTATATCAAGCTGTCGGATATGCTGGAACTTACCGCAATAGACAACAATGTAGTGCAGTCAACAAAGCTGCTCGGCAGTCAGTCGGGAAGAACGCTTGACACGATAACAAGAGAGATAGTTAACGCAGGAACGAATGTTATATATGCCTGCGGCAAGGACGGGGGCGAGGTACTGTCAAGAGATGAACTGAGCAAGGACTGCGTTTTATCGGTGGATACGGTATTCCGTGCCGCCGCACAGCTTGAGAGCATGAATGCAGACGGAATAGACGGGGAGAACTATGTTGCGATAATACATCCTTATGCCGCATATGACCTTATGAGAAGTGCGGAGTGGGTCGATGTGCATAAGTATGCCGACCCCGAAAGCATATTCAAGGGGGAGATAGGCTCACTCGGCAATGTGAGATTTGTAAAAAGCACGGAGGCGAAGATATTTGCCGATGAAAGCTGTCCGCAGTTCTATCAGCTGACCTCCGACGCAAATTTCCTTGAGGGAAAGGACTATTATACGAAGTCTGGCGACAGCTATCAGAAGGCAAGCGTTTCGGCAGGCGGTCAGGTCACAGCCTCGACATATTACGAAAAGAAGGCGCTTGCGGTGTTCTCTACTCTGGTTATAGGAGCGCACGCTTATGCGGTGACGGACGTTGCCGGCGGCGGTCTTCAGCACATAGTAAAGCAGCTCGGCTACGGTGACGATCCTCTGAACCAGAGAGCGAGCGTGGGCTGGAAGGCGGTACGCACAGCCGAGATACTTACGGACGAGTATATGGTGAGAATAGAAAGCTGTTCTCCTGTTTATTCGGAAAAGACGAGCGCAAATTAAAGCCGGTAAAGGAAAACCGGAATAAGCGGCACAGGGTCACTGCAAGGCGTGGTGACAGCAACGGCAGTGCGGGAGGGTAAGGGGAATAATATTGTAAAGGAGAAATATATGAAAGAAAATTTAACTGAGCTTGTGGCGGTAAGGCTGTTCAAGGACAACGACAAGTACAACTCGGATGTGTTTGTATCAGTGAACTGCAACAATTATCTTATACGCAGAGGTGAAACGGTGATGGTGCCGTTGTTCATAAAAAAGGAACTGGACAGAGCAGAACTTCAGAGAAAGAAAGCGGAGTACTACCGTGATGAAGGCTGGAAGCAGTCGCTGATAGTGCAGGAGGGCAAGTGATGACGGTAAAGGAAGTCATTGAAACGGTTGACGCACTGCGACCGAACGAGATTGCCGCAGAGGACAAGAGAAAGTGGCTTTATGAGCTTGAAAGCAGGATATATGAGGATCTGTATGTTACGCACGAGCATGAGGGAATCGGGTTTACCGATACGGAAAAGATACTGAGCGATGACACAACGGAGCTTTTCATAAAGGCTCCGCACGATGAGATATACATTCTTTATCTTTGCTCGCTGATAGATTTTTACCATGCGGAGTATGAGAGATATGCAAATGACAACGCTCTGTTTGAGGCTTTGTATGAAAGCTGCTGCCGTTTCTGGAACAGCAGGCATATTTCGTGCGTGAGAACCGAAATCACGGGATAGGAGGAAGAACTTGGCGGTAAGAGAAATAACGGGTGGTACGGAAAGTGCCGTAAAGTTCGGCGGTATCGATCGCTCGAACGGTACGCCGCTTGGATACTGGCAGGAGCTGTACGGTATGGATTTTACCGCTTTTCCTGCGCTTAAAACGGTAAAGCCGTTTTCGTACAAGGCATTGGCTGACGGTATAACGGGGTATATCATAAAAAACGGAGAGATAGTATACACAAAGGCGGACGGTATATATATTTCGGGAGTGAAAACGGCGGTAAATCTCAGTGCAGGGGAAAAACAGCTTGTGTCACTTGGAGCATACATATTGATAATGCCGGACGAGGTGCTTGTAAATACCGCAGACACGCCTGTAAGCGTGCAGTATACGGCAAAGCCGGCGCTTTCAGGCACACTGTTCGAATATAATCAGAACCAGACACGGCCTACGGTTTCTATATACAAGCTGTTGTATCTTGATGTGCCTGAGAAAAGCGTAGCGCTGTCAAGCTACAGCGTTGGCGATATGGTCAGGATAGATTATGAATACGGCGGAAAGAAACAGTATCTGTCTGCATTGATAAGCTCGGTGGGAAAGGAAAGCTACAGCATGAGAGGGTGCGTGTCGATCAACTTCGACACGAGTGCGTACAGCGATACCTATTATTTTTATACGGAAAAGCGAAAGATGGACAGATTCAGGGTGTCTAATATAAAGAATGCGGTCATAAGCTGTCCGATACCGAAGATGGATTTTATAATAGAGCATAACAACAGGCTGTGGGGGTGTTCGTCGGCAAATCGCGAAATATACTGCTCAAAGCTCGGAAGTGCTACGGAGTGGGGAAGCTATGACGGCATCTCAACTGACGCATGGGCGGCAACGGTAGGGTCTGACGGGGATTTCACCGGAGTATGCGTGTACGGGGGTGGCGTACTGTTCTTTAAGGAAAATGTCGTCCATATTGTCTACGGCACAAGAGCGTCAAACTTCACGCTAAGCACCGTAAAGCTGAGAGGCGTTCAGAAGGGCAGTGACGGCTCGCTGTGCATATCGGACGGACTGCTTTATTATAAGGCACCTGAGGGGATATTCAGCTTTAACGGCTCTGCATCGGTGAGGATCGACGCAAAGCTGGGTGATGATATTACCGATACGGCGGTGATGACGGCAAACGGAAGATATGTTGTTGTGTGTGCGGCTGACAAAACGGTGTATTATTATGACAAGCGTTACTCGGCGTGGTACACAAGGCGGCTTGCGGATGTAATCTCGGCGCACGAGATAAACGGCAGGCTGTATGCCGTTACCCGTGACAGCAATAAAAAGATGAGGCTTGTAATGCTTGTCGGAAACGACAGCGGTTATACGGACAGTGACAGGAGTGAATTTTCTGCGGTCAGCGGCGAACTTGGCAGGGGAAGCATATTCAGAATATATAAAAAGCTGAGAATGTCGCTGTATCACAAAAAGCAGGACGGCGAAACGCTTGAGCTGTCGGCATATATAAGCGCTGACGGCGGAGAATGGAGGAAGGTATATGAGCTTTGTGGTGAAAAGGGTAATGGCGAAGAAATAGCTGTCGCTCCGGTAATACCGCTCAGAAGCAGAAAAATAAGAATAAAGATATGCGGCGAAGTAAGCGGTGACGCTCATGCAACGCTGTACGGCATATATCTTGACAGTGAAAAGGGAAGTGAAATAAGTGGATAATCTGAATATAAGCTTTGCTCCCGATAAATCTGCGGAGGAGAAAGGGCGGATAAATGCGGTTGAGGATTATCTGTCGCTACTTACCGAAAGGATAAAATTCTGTTTTAACGGCATAGATGAGAGTATTGCGCAGAAATCTGACGGCGAAGAGGAAAAACAGCTTATTTACAGTACGATTGCGGACGAAGTGGGGCAGTTCACCAACACAGATAAAAACTGCGAGGTGTTCAACGACTACGAAAACAATGTTGCATCAGCGTACTATTCTCATGCCGAAGGGTATATGACTACAGCGAGCGCTCCGCACAGCCATGCGGAAGGAAGCAACACTGTAGCATCCAATCTATCCTGTCATGCAGAAGGCAGTGGAACGACCGCTTCGGGAAATTGTTCTCATGCTGAAAATATGGGTTGTATCGCAAGCGGCAGCAACTCACACGCAGAGGGATATCATACTATAGCACGGGGAGAGCATTCGCACGCATCGGGAAGTCACACAATTGCGGGAATGGAGGTCTTTGCACTCGGAAGGTATAACAAAAAGGCTGAAGATGTGGCACTTGTTGTCGGTAACGGCTGGGGAAACGATAGCCATGAATATAGGAGCGACGCCCTGACGCTTGACTATAGCGGTAATCTGAAACTTGCCGGAAATCTGACAGCGAATAGTCCCGGATGGGATTATTTAGGCGCCGAAATACACGGTGCAGTCAGATTCGGAAACAACTGGACGAGCGACAGCACGAGTATTTTACTTGCGGTCGGTAACGGGGCGGACAGCAAGAATCTGAGGGATGCCTTAACGCTTGACAGTGATGGTAATCTGCATATTTCGGGAAAGTTTACAGCTGACGGGGGTGTAGGCTATGTGCTTCTGCCTGCGACCGCTGACACGCTCGGCGGTGTTAAGATAGGCGATAACATATCGGTTACGGCTGACGGGGTTATCTCGGTTGATATGTCGGAGTATCTTAAAAATGCTGATATAGCGGACTGGGCGAAGGGGGATGAAAAGCCGTCTTACACAGCCGAAGAAGTCGGAGCGGCAGAGAAAAATCATACACATAATATGTCGGATATTACGGATATGCCCGAATGGACGAAAACCGAGAATAAACCTGCGTATACGGCAAGCGAGGTCGGTGCGGCGACAGCAGCAGATATTACTGCGGCGGTGAACGCTGTCGAGATCGGCGGAAGAAATCTGCTGTATGACAGCACGGGGAACATCAAAAACGGCTGGAGCGGTAACACGGTCGTAAATGTTGGTGGAGGAATATCGGGTAACAGCCTTGCAATATCCAGAACAGGCTATTCCGGAAATGCAAGATATTTCGGCATAAGCAAGCGGCACTTTCTGACGGATTTTAACGTCGGCACAAGCTACACTCTGTCGGCGTGGATAAAGGTCAGAAGTGATGTCGGGCTTGACGCAAGCGGGTATGTAATGGCACGGTTTCGCTCGGCAGATGATAAAAAGCTGTATGCCCTGTCGCTGACGGTGAGCAGTCAGACAGAAAAAGACAAGTGGCTCTACTACGAAAAGACGTGGACGATAAACGACAGCGACATAGCGAAGCTCGAATGCGTGGCTCTTGCGCTTGATAAAAACGGCATGATTGAGGCTTGCAATATCAAGCTCGAAAAAGGCACTAAGGCTACGGACTGGTCGCCTGCGGTCGAAGAGAACACGGAACGTATCGCAAGCCTTGAAGCAAGAGTGGCGGCACTTGAGGCTGTGGCGGTATCGGGAGGTGAGGTATAATGTTGGATTTTGGCAGATGGATAGTCGAGGTTGCTGTGAACGGCGTTAAGAGCGGCAGCTTTGACAGAGCGTGGGCGGCTATGCAGCTTGGCAATCATTACAGCCGTGACAGGATAACGGCGGAGGATATTGCGAGGTTTGATGAGGAGATGAATGAGTATGAGGCAAAGATGAACGAGGCGGATAATACAGAAATTTATGAGGAGGTTATATGAGCGAAAAACAGAAAAACAAGGATAAGGACAGCGCTCCGGTATATAAGAGCGGATACGGCGACGCACTGAAAAACAATCTTGCAAAGGTTATGGAAAAGAAGAATTTCAGCTATGACGCAGATAAGGACAAGCTGTTCTCACAGTATAAGAACAGCTATGAAAAATCGGGCAGAACAGCTATGCGTGACACGATGGGGAATGCGGCATCGCTTACGGGCGGATACGGCAACAGCTATGCGGTTACGGCAGGTCAGCAGGCGTATAACAGCTATATGTCAAAGCTCAGCGATAAAATCCCCGAACTTGAACAGAGGGCGTATGAACGTTACAAGGACGATGAGGAAAGTGCATATAAGCGGCTCAATACGCTTATAGGGCTTGAGAAGTCGGACTACGGAAGATACCGTGACAGCGTTGACGATTATAACACAAACAGGAATTTTGAATATAATAAAAGTAAGGATGCTCTGGCACAGCGTAATTTGCAGGCACAGCTTGAACGTGATAATTACGAGAACGACAGGGATTATAACCGCAGGGTATATGAAAACGACAGGGATTATGACCGTAGGGTAAACGAAAACGACAGGGACTATAACCGTAGGGTAAGCGAAAATGACAGGGATTATGCTCAGAAGGTGTATGACAGCGACCGCAATTATCAGATAAAACTGAACAGCTCGCTGAAAGACGCTGTGGAGAATGAGGAAACCGACAGTACGAAATTTTCGCCGGTTGACGCTTATGATTTTATCAGCAAGTACGGGGATAAAATCTATACGGATGAAGAGTATATCGAGGCGCTTTATCAGCTTTACGGTGATAAGGAGGGCTTCTTTGACTGGGTTGAGCAGATGGAAATACCCGGTGACACAAGGGGTACAACGTATCTTGAACTGCTGTATGATATACATCCGGAGATCAGGCCGTCAACGTTTAAGAAAATGGGTATGCCGGATGACGAGCTTATAAGAAGAACCGCAACAGGCGGCGGAGCTACGCCTCCTCATTCCCAGAGCTTCTGGTGGTTAAATCAGGGGATGACCAAAAAGTAAAAAAGTGAAAGCAAAGGAGGGGAAAATATGAGCAGGATACAGATAATTATTGACAGCATAGCAGGTGCTGTCGGGGCGGTGCTGGGATTTATGTACGGTGAGGTAAACGGCTTGTTCCGTGCGCTTATCGCTTTTATGATCCTGGACTATGTGAGCGGTGTGCTTGTGGCGATAGCGGAGAAGAAGCTGTCAAGTGCGGTAGGCTTCAAGGGGATAGCGAAAAAGCTGCTGATACTTGTGTTCCTGTCGGTAGGTCATATCGCAGACACCTATGTGCTTGGCGGTGTGCCTGTCGCTATGACGGCGGTAATGCTTTTCTATATCGCTAACGAGGGAATCAGCATTGTCGAAAACGCATCGGCACTGGGACTGCCGGTGCCGCAGAAAATAAAGAATGTATTAAGGCAGATAAAAAGTAAAAGTGGGGAGGACGACAGTGAGAACAAAGGGAATTGATATAAGCAGGGCGCAGGAGCAGTTCGATTTTACGGCGGCTGTGTCGGCAGGCGTTAAGTTTGTAATTATCCGTGCCGGTATAGGCAGGGACGAGGACACTTATTTCAGTCGCAATATCGGGCAGTGCAGAAAACTCGGAATAGATTTCGGCTGTTACTGGTATGTTACGGCGACAGACGCAGCGGAGCTTGACAGGCAGATAAATGCGTGTGTCAAGACGATAGGCAATGAAAAGCCGTCATATCCCGTGTTCTGCGACATGGAGGAACAGCGTCAGATTGACAACCTCACAAGCAAGGAAAGAACCGATATGGCACTTGAGTTCTGCGACAGGCTGAATAAGGCAGGGCTTCCGTCCGGAGTGTATGCAAATCCTGCGTGGCTTGAAAGCTACTATCAGAAGGAACGTATTGTAGGAAAGCGTGATATATGGCTTGCACACTGGACCGAAAGCCCGGATTATGCAAGCAGATACGATTACGGGCAGAAAATGTGGCAGTGGGGTATTGATAGCATCGGCGGAAATGACGTTGACGGGGATATATGCTTTGTAGATTATCCTGCGATAACGGCAAAATGGTATAAGGAAAACTGCGGTGATAAGCCCGATAAGCCCGTGAATCAGTTCAAAAAAGGCGACAGCGTGAGGGTGAAGCGTGGCGCAAGGTTTACAAACGGGGTAGAACCGTATTCTTATGTATATGATACAATCTATACCGTTCAGCAGGTGTCGGCAAGTGGTAAGGAAACGCTTATAGGCATCGGCTCGGTGCCTACCGGATGGCTTTATACAGAGAATCTGTACAAGGCGGAAAGTGACGAGATAACGCAGAAATTTGCTGTAGGCGATAAGGTCAAGGTAAATTACGGCGCAAAGACGTATAACGGCGGTTCGCTTGCGTTGTTCGTGTACACGAATGTGTACGAGGTTATGCAGGCAGGCTCGGGTGACAGAGAGGATTATATCGTCATCGGTCAGGGCGGGCAGGTCACTGCGGCGGTAAGAGCGGAGGATCTTACGAAAATTTAG